TTTGCCTACCGAGCAGGCGCTCAAGGCAAATAATAGGGCTAACACCAAGAATAATTTATTCATTGTTGCTCCTTTTAGCTTCATTCTCATACGTCAACGCTTCTGCGTTGTCTTTTTCTTTTGTTTGACAACACGTACCTGATTTTTCTTTTTCTTTGGTATGCGTATTACAACATTTTGTTTCGTCTATTGACATGTTTCACATTCCTTTGTGTCGTCTATAGTGACTCCTTTTGAATCACACTTGCACATTTGACACGGACATATTCCAAGCATATCAGAATGACTTACCACAGAACAATGACATAAACAATTACAACTTTTGCACCTAGTTTCAGCCATCTTTACTCATAAAATCCCAAAACTTTTTAAATTTTGCTTTAATCCATTTAATCATCTTTTATCTCCTCAGTTTTTCCTTAAGAAATTAAAAGTAACCACGCTACAATGGCAAATACCATAAGCGCATAACTCCAATTTATCAGGTCGCACCCTAAAAATTGACGATGCATTAAAAACGTAAGTTGGGAACCTATAGATTTAATTCGTTCCCAACACCCAGTAAAACTTAACATAAAGTTCTCCTAGTATAAAATTAATAAAACAATTACTACTGCTACTGCAATAGAAATTTTCTTATGAGCTAAAACTTTTGCCCATAATTTTTTAACTGTTTCCATGTTTCCTCCTAATCGTAAATGTTACCCCAAGTTTTCCCAGATTCGTAGTCTATTTTGTTAGGTACTTCCAGGATAACTGCGGTTTCCATTATTTCAATTATTCGTTTGGCCTGTTTATCATTTTCTACAGAAATGTCTAGTTCATCGTGAATCTGTATATGGGCTATAATACCTTCTTTATATAGATTAACCATTGATTTTTTAATCATGTCTGCCGCAGATCCTTGTATTAATTTATTTAAAGCTTTGTATGTAAAGGCTCTTTTTATTAAAGTTTGGTCTTTTTCTTTTAACATTTTTTTAATTCTTTCAATTTTTTCCTCTTCTGCGTCTGGATATTTTTTTATATACTGCTCAATGTATTTGGCTTCTATTTCTGCTCTTGTCCCAGTAACGGAAAGCTTTCCACGTCTAAATTCATTAATTTCGTATTTCTCAAAGTTGCATCTTCTTCCTCCGAAAGTTCGGATATATCCATTTGTTTCTGCTTTCTCAGTAGTTTTATCCATTAAGTTTTTTACAAAAGGAATACTTTCATGATATTTGTCAAATAATTCTTCGGCTTCTTGCCGCGTGCTTAAATTTAACTCTGCTTGTAATTTAGCTTTACCCATTCCATAAAATAATCCAAGATTAATTGTCTTAGCTTGGATTCGTTCTATTTTTGCCATGTCAGCAACAATTTGATGAAAATCCACAGAACCTTTTTTAAATTTATCTACAATCTTAACTACTGATTCATCTTTAGCGAGAGAGCTTCTTGCTGCATAGTGCACTACAAGTCTTGGTTCTTGCTGCGAGTAATCAAAACAACCCCATTTATGTTCTAGTTCCGGAAGAAATAAAGATCGTATCTTCGGTCCTAATTCTTTATTTCTTGCTGGAATTTGCTGAAGATTTGGATTGCTGTACGAAAATCGACCAGTGACGGTGCCTCCGCTATCTGATCTAATTGGATTAATATCCGCATGAATTCTACCTTTATGTTCGTAGCGAATAATAGTATCAATAAATGTAGTATGAGCTTTATTTATTTCTCGGGCCCTCGCTATTTTTTTAACTATCGGATGAGAATGAGTAGCGAGAAAGTTTTTAGTAAATGATGGAGCATTTATTTTTTCAGTTCTTTTATAAGATAGTTTCAGCTTGTCAAAAACTGTGGCGATGGATCGTGCTGCCCATATTTGGGTATCTATGCTTGTTTCTTTTTTTATTTCTAGCAGGAGCTGCTTTTCTTCTGATGCTAATTGTTGCTTCAGTTTGTGAGCTTTTTGAACGTCCACGCGAACGCCTCTAACTTTCATATCAATTAGACAAGGAAACAATTCAGTTTCTAATTCAAAAATTTTTGAAAGATCTTTATTCTTTATTTCAAGCTCTAATTTATTGAAAAGTTTTAAAGTTAATTCGGCATCTTGTTCGGCATAGGATCCAACGTACATAGCTGGAAGTTTGTACATTTCAGATTTTGCATTAACTCCTTGATTTTTTGCCTCGAGTTTTAATACCGATTCATCTTTAATTTCGTGTAAATAATCATGTGACACACTGTTTAATGCGTAAGAAAATCTATTTTCATCTATTAACGACGCCATAACCATAGTATCAACTATACGCCCCTTGACTTGGATACCATAAGCTCTCAGCCAGCATACATCATACATTGCATTATGAAATATTTTTGTAGCAGGAAGAGCACAGACGTCTTTTACCCAGCCCATGACTCTATGTTCATCAAAATAATTTCCTTTGTCATGACCAAAAGCGTAATACCCTTTCCACCCAGGAACAGCTACTGCGACTCCGATAATTTTTCCGTCATCAACTAAAGCCCCGGAACCTCTAGTGGTTAAGTTCGGGTCTTTTGTTTCTAAATCTATTGAAATATATTTTTCTCGTCTAAGGTCTGGAAAAGATTCCGGACTAACCCATTCTACAGAAGCTTCAGATATCATTTATAATCCCTTTCAATTATCATATCGATAAAATGTTTAGCTTTTTCCAAATCTTCCTTTCCTCCTTTATATTGATGTCTACAAATATATTTAATAATATTTCCTTCTGGGAAAAGTAATTTATTCTCTATAACAAATTTACTTGGCTGGATTTTCATTTTTTTGTAGTGGCTTCCTCCAATTTGTTTATCGTATGGGTTCATGTAAATATAAAATAAAGTTTGATTCCAAAATAAAAAGTCATCATTGATAATAAGACAAGTTCACTAGCGATAGAATGAGGTCTCATATAATTGGTTCTCCTATCGTGTAATATTTATCCGTTAAAGGTGCCATGATATATAATCGCTGTTTAGCTCGAGTTATTCCCACGAAAATTAATCTATGTTGTGCGTCAGGGTTTCTTTCAGCATCTCGTAAAAAAAGCCATTGATTTTCAGTTCCATAGTCCATAAATAAAACAACATTTTCACATTCTCTTCCTTTAGAACCATGCATGGTGGATAATTCTATTTTAGTATTACTCATTAAATCATCACCTTTCTTTAATAATGTTTTTATATAATTTTTTGTGTCCTCATCAATTTTGAATTGTTCCCAGCTTCCTGATGCTAGCAACCCGTGATCTTTTTTTAATTCATTTAAGCTCACATACTCTATTCCTTCTAAAGAGTCCCCACTGGAAAAACCATGAGCTACATGACCATCCTTATATCTAATAAATTCTTTATACATTGTCTTAGCATCTTCCTCTTTAACTGAATCGCCTTTTTGTAAAAGAATCCATGTTTGATAAGATTTTAAAATATCATTAGTTAAAATCTTATTTCCTTTACGCTTAAATCTTATTCCAACTCTAAAAAAGTGTTTTTCTATTTCATCTAATAATTTGTTAGTCATAGCTAATACCATCCAATTTTTTTCGGTAAAATCTATATTGTCTAAGTGATAGTGTTCAAAAAGTTCTCCTTCAGCTTTTCTAGCGTCCCAAGATTTGTCTAAACGATTATCTATTTGGCGTAGTACTTCTAAAGCTTTTGCGTGAATTTTCCTTGGAACTCGATGCGATTGAATTTGATTATCAAATTTTCCTTTTAAGTTTATAAATATATTAGGATCAGCGCCTTGAAAAGTGTAAATAGTTTGATCATCGTCTCCAGCTATGTATGATCTTTTACAATTTTTTTCTATATAAAAGAACATATCAAATTGTGAGGGACTTAAATCTTGAGCTTCATCAAGAAAAACTGCTTCAACTCCACTAATTAAACTATCTGGATTGTTCATTCTATCTTTCTTTTCAAATAGTTCTATCATGTCATGAAACTCTATCATTTTAGTGTACTCTTTAAATGTTTTTAAATCTTGGTTTAGCTGATGAGTAAAATCTATTTCTTCATGCTCTAAGGATAGTTCAAAAGCTGCTTGTTCTAAATCTATTTTTTTAGATCTGGCGTACTGTATTATTCGCATATGATTGTTCTCATATCTAGGATTGCCTGCAGTATCTACTTTAGTTTCAAAGGACATACTTTGATACGCTTGATGATTTGGGTAATCTTTAAATACTTGCCATTTTCTTTTGCCACTTAATAATAGTTTCGATGTATTAATCTTAAGTTCCCTTGTTCCCAAAGAATGCATTGTTTTAATATACAAAAGATTATGTTTTATTCTTTTGGCTGCTTCATCGACGCCAGCATTACTGTAAGTAATAAAAATTATTTTTTGAGGATCTGTTTTATATTCATTAATTTCTTTTTCTAAATAATGATTAACGAGTCGAAAAGTTTTACCGGTTCCCGGAGGCCCGGGTATAATTGTTCTTATTCCCATGGTTCTTTTTGCCTTTCATTAATTCTAGGATTTGGTCTATCAAGTTTTATTGTCTTCATAATCATGACTCGATTATTTTTTCCAGCTAATTTTTTAGTTTTTTCTTCTACTTCAAATAATGTTTCCATCAGTCTAATCGTTTTTCCTTTAG